TATCATCACTGAAAAATTCGTTGTCAATACTATAACTTGCGTACTCAGTTCCTTTAATTAGTTGCCCGAATCGTGTACTTTTCTTTTTTTCCATGAATGATTGTGAATTTTGAATATTCTCAATTAATATAAACCGTTTAGAATCATAGAAAAATGATTCTGGACAACGTAGGTTAAAGTACACAAAATATGGGTTGTTTTCTGAAGTTGCATTACCTAAAAAGAAAGCTCGTACATCATCTCGCATACGTGCGACTGTTTCAAAAAATTCAAGAAACATCTCAGGTTCGTTGGGTATATAATGCAAGTTTGACTTCATTATTAAAAATTCATCATATATAATTTTATTTACGTTTGGATATTCTGCTGACTTTTTTGTTAATGCTGTGCTTAATGCTACAGCATATCCCGCTACTTTTTTATTTATGTAGAACGTTCTGCCTTTAACCTCAAACTCAACACTATTGAATTCTTTAGATACAGCATTAAAAAATTTATCTAAGTCCTTTAACTCAGACTTATAACGCCTTAGATAAATAAATTGCTTTCCAGTTTTCAAAAAATCCTTGATAGCCCATTTTTTTAGTCCGTAGGTTTTTCCAATACCACGACCGCCCAACAAAAAATTTAAAAGTGCATTGTACGATTGCATTTTTGATAAGTCATAATACATACTATTATTTTTCATTTTATATCACATCCTTTTCTTTTAACCGATTGTGTATACAATATACTGTATTTATAATACAATGTAAATTATTTACAATAAACAAATTATATACATTCTATACTATATTTTATGTTGATTGTTATATTGTAAATTTATAAAAGTTCCTTGAAATTCAAAACAAAAATCAAGGAATTTTTATAACTTTGCAACACCAGAATTTTTATAACTTTTGTCACCCAGAATTTTTATAACTTTATTCATCAATAATTCTACGAACTGTATATGAATCAAATTTATTCATTAAATCTGTAATAGTTCTCCATCTACTACCTTTAACTCGTGCTGAACCAATGCCCATGACATAACCTTTTCTGTCCATATACATTTCAACGTGTCCACCGCCACTGTCATGTTTCATAACGAATAAATCTGCTGGCATTAAATCATCTTCATATGAGCTTTTCCATGAACTGCATCTACCACTATGAATATTTTTACCATTTTCTCTTTGGTCACCTGTCCATGTTCCTATGTTATACCCATTTTTCTTATAACAATACCACACCAAACCGCTACAGTCCGCTGTTCCTTTGTTTGGTCGCATCCTTGCTCCACTTGCTTGAGTGTAACTTACTTTTCCCTCTAAAGATTTCATGGTTGCTATGATTTTTCCACGTACTCCACTTGCCGTTTGTCCGTGTTTTGGTTTCTTTGTTGTTTTTCCACCAGTTGTAAACTTATTCAAAACATCATTTTTAGTGGTGATATTTGCATTGTTTCCACTGTTGTTTGTTTGTTCATCTCCTGTCAATTCATTTTGGTTTGTGCTACTAACATTTGATGGAATCCAAAGATTATTAGCTTGTTTAATAAATCTTATATTAATATTGTTTCCCTCATTATTCATATTTAGCCATAATTCATTAGAACTAATTAGTTTAATTGAGTTAATACCTAAATTTGTTACAGTTATACTTACTGCACTTATGTCTGGATTGTTTTTATTTGTTGCACTACCATAGTCGGGATTAATGTCACCAATATCATCTGCATCCCAGTCTTTCGTACTTACACCGTCTGGAATTTTCTTGATTTCTTTTCCATCCCAACTTGCTAGAAAATTTTTAACTTTTCTATATCTGCTTGGGTAGTTCCTTAATACAGCATTATTCATAGCTCCTGTATACCATCTTGTATAAGGGGCGTTTCCTACTGCATTAAATACTTGAAACATACGTTTTGGTGTTTGATGATAAATAGTGCTTGCAAAAATACTTCCTTTTTTATTTGTGATATGATTCCTTTTCATAACTGAAATATATCTTTTAGCAAAATTATCAAACATTTCTTGTTGCACTTTTTTAGCATCTGTTGTTGCTAAACATTTTCGAATCTGATTAGCTTGTGAGTTTGTAAACACTTTATACCCCCATCTTTTACTACCAGAATCAAAAGTTTTCAAGAATTCATCAGAAAAATAAGTTTTTAAATCTGGATATTTAGTAACAATGTTATGTAATAAATCCCATGATTCACCATTACTTGCTTGATAGATTCCTATTCCCATATGTGGGTTTAGTTCGATTAAATTCCATCGAAAATTTGTTTCAACATCTGCTATGATATATTGGAAAGCTCTTACCCATGCTTCATCAAAAATTGCCATTTTATCACCTCTTAGAAAACTACCCCAGAATTAACTAGGGTAGTTATACTTATTTTTATTTTTCAATAACTCTTAACATAACTTGGTAAGTGTCTGGATCAACAATTATTTCACTACTAGTTAAATTATGTACTGATAATTCACATTTTGTTCCTGTAAATTCATATCGTTCAATTACATTTCCGCCTTTATTTTGCGGTAGCCACATTTGAACAACACCAATCACATCATAATTACCTGCCGATAATGTAGCACTTAACGTAGGAAAACTAATAGTAGTACCACCATTAGCTGGAATTCTTGTACTTGTTAATGGTCCAGTTCCTATAACATAATCATGTAATTTATTTAATTTAGTTAAATTAGCTTCATTATTTGTTGCTTTTTCTAATCCACTATCAGCAACATTCTTTGCACTATCAGCAACATTCTTTGCACTATTAGCAACACTCTCTGCATTATTAGCTGTGTTGCGAATCTGCGTAATGTCATTATTAACATTATTCACAAAATTCTTATATTCAGACTCACCAACTAATCTGTTCCATGAACTCCAGTTTCCATCATGCATTTTAGAACGAATGTACATCTGAGAATCAGAATCAACGTAAATCTGCCATGTACCTACGTTATCATTGTAAACGTATAAGAACCCTGCTTTTTTCGTTGGTCTATTCTGTTTGACATAATCTTCATTCGGTGGTAATGAATAATGTCCATTATCAAGGTTGTTTAAATCATCTCCTGTACCTAACATTTTTGAAATGAACGTGTTGAGTTTGGATAAAATACTAGCAATTTCAATATCTTGAGCAACAAAAGCGTTATCAATGTTTAAAAATGCTGTGTTAAAATCAACAAGGTATGTAGGGCGGTCTGTTCCTACCCATTGTGGTAAATGTAATTTTTTAGTTTTGTTTGTGTAAGACATAAATTATCTCCTTTCTTTATTAAAAGTTGCTAATTAAAAGGTGTAAAAATGTTTTCTTCTAAAGCTTTATTATTGTTTACACCTATAATTTCCTCAATTTCTCCAATATTGCCATCATAAGGTAAGTCAAAATTAAAAAAATTAACTTTAAAAAATTGTTCTTTACAAATATCTAATAAAGCTATATAACCATCAGTATTTATAACTATATTTAAGTTAGAAATAGGAATTTCTAAAATTTCATCTATTGTATTATCTTCAAAACTAAATGTGAAATTAAATTTATCATCTTTAATTTTTATAGATAATGTTAGAATTTTTCCTTTAATTATTAATTCTTCACTATCTTTAAAATAACTTAAAATTTCAATGTAAAAATATAATGGTGCATCAGTTTTAAAATTTTCAACTAAATTATGATGCAAATCGTAGAAACATTTAGTGTCAATATCATAGCACGTATTAACATCTTCATAAAAATTGATAGGAATTCCAATGTCATCAATTTGTTCACAATAAAACTTATCACTATTCACAAAATCACACATAGATTCTCTAGTTACTGTGATAATGTCATGCTGTAATCCAGATGTTTCTGGGTTTCCAGTAATCGCAAATTGTTTAGGAATTCCTGTAGGAATTTTTGCAATCTCACCCAAAACCCACTGCTTCATTTCTCCTTGATACTGATTCAAAATGTCTAGCAACTGGTCATACAATCTCTTTGCGTAAATTTCACAATGTTCATGACATTTTCTAATTTCTTCTGTGATTCTTTCATTTGTTAAATCAATTCTATTACTTAATTTGCTGTCTTGTTCATCAACATATGCCTTTAAATCTCTAATCTGATTGTAAATTTTTTCAATTTCATTTTGAATGGAAGTAAAATTTCCATCCACATTTTCAGACATTTCCTTAAGTAAATGTACTAATTTACATAGAACCTCATAATATGAAAGTGATTCATCATAGACTAATGGAAGAACTTTAAAGCATGGTAATAATGGCAACATTTACACACCCTCTTTCGTTATACATTGAACAATTATATCATTAATATCTTTACTAAACCAATCATAAGGAATGAAATGGATAGTTGTATATTTTTGACCATAATTAACTTTAAAAATAACACCACAGTTGATGCTTAAAATTGCATTTTTGTCGTATTGACCTTTCATTGTTAGAAAATACATATGACTTTTAGAAATTGGTTCACTAATAATTTCTAAAGGTAAAAAATTTCCATTTGTATTTTTTAATTCTGAGATGTTATGAAAAGGTTTTTCATTGAATTTTTTATCAATTTTATTATTTTGATAATTTAAATCATCTTGCGTCGGTTTATCATTACTTCCCCATATTGGTAAACCTATATTTTCAGTTTTGTAAGAAAAACTCATTTTATCACCACCTTTTAATAACTACCATTACAAAATAATTGCAATTTAACATCTGATACAATATCTGCATTAGTTGGATTATAAATTTGTAATATGTAACGGTCATGTACTGGTTCATTTTCAGTTGCTTCTGTTTGTTCAAGTTCAAAAGAAAGAATGTTTAAAAATTGATTGCTTAAACTCACACCTTTTAATGCAAAAACTTTAGGGTAACTGTCATTACCACTAACACTTTGTTTTACATTTATAACTAAAGATGTATATGCTTTTGATTGAAAATTAGCTTGTTTGTTAAATTCAAAATCTAAAAAAGTTACTTTATCTCTAACATAATCTAAAATTTTTTGCATTATGTCATCAAAATTTTGTACTCCACCTTTAACTTCAAAATCATGTGTTAAAACCTTTTTTATTGTTACTTTTTCGCCTGCCATTTTTTCACCACCTTAATATATACACATAAACAAGTCGTCTAAATCTCGAATTATCAATAAATCAAGATTCGTTTCAATTTTTAACATTTCTTGAAACATTTTATAGTTTTCTTTTGTACCGTCATGTCCGTGTAAATGTCTTGAACTTTCCCCTTTTGCGCCTGTAGTATCTTCTGTACTTGCATCACCTACATTAGAAGTAGTAGCATAATTTTCTGAATAAACGTCACCTAAACTTCCCATAGGGGTATCACTTGTTCTTCCCTTGCTTGTACTTGTTGTTGTACCTGTCTGTTCTGATTTGTTATTAATTTCTTCGTAAATATCTTTGTTTTCTGTTAATTTTTTGTCTTTTAATTCATCATACAGTTTACAGTATTTAGGCATAATCTCACACATTCTAGTGTTTAATCTGTCCTTAAATAAACTTGCAGTTTCAAAACCAATTTCTCTAAATTTGTAATGTTCTGTGATTCTTTTATTTAATTCTTCCCTGTGGGATTCTTCCCATATAGGATAATCTTTTAATCCTAAATCATAATCCATTTCTAAAAGATAACGCAATTCTGTTGTGTATTTACTCAATAGCATCACCACCTTTATCATCTGGTTTCATTAATTTTTTAGCGAATTTTTCAATATCTGGATTCCATTCAACAGTAACATTTAGTGCAAATTTTTTATTAATAGAATCACAAGCTTTTTTCCTCATTTCTAAACCATCAGTTTTCATCATACTTATAATTTCATTGTTTGAATCAACCTCATTAGAAACAAGTCTTTCACCCTTTTCAAAATCTGTGTTATTAACACCGATAAATGTCAAAAATTCATGAAACATTTTTTTCTTGTATTCATCCAGACTTAAAAAACTATCATCTGTAGAAAACTCTAATGTTTTAAAATCATCAATATCTAAAGAAGTGCTACCGAAAACCATAGGTTCATTACCGTCATAGTCTTTCATCACATTTATATAAGATAATCGTTTGCTTTCATCACAAGCAATAAACTTCATTTTTTTCTGTCCAGAAATATTTACATCACAGATTCTTTGTGTATTTGCAATTCTTAAAGCATAAGAATGTGCAAGTAAAAATTCTGTCATTCTCATGTAGTTATTGTAAATGATAACTGAATTATCTCCGTAACACTCATGTCTATAATTAGCATAAGGTGAATAAGCTATTCGCCTTACTGGATTCCCATAAATATTTAATCTTCCAGAATCAGTGAATGGTAATGTTAAAAAACCAATTTTTTCATCAAAGAAAAATAGTGCTTTTCCCTGTTGACATAAAGATTTTTCTAACATTTCTTCACTACAAGTGTTTGGTAAATCTTTCCAACGAAAACGATTCATTAGTATTCTGGTAAATACATTTAAATACATAAAATATGTTTCGTTGTTAGATATTCCAGAAACAAAGGTAGAATCATAAACGTTTGGATTAAGATGGAATAAATCACCACAACTTATTTTTTTCTTTTTTCCCATTTAATCACCGCCTTTTTGTTAAGGCTTTCCACGTATTATGACCAACAATTCCATCAACCTTTAATTTTTTAGATTTCTGAAATTTCTTTACAGCTTTTTCTGTAGATGGTCCAAAACATCCATCACAACCATAACCGCCTAACGTAAACCCATGTTCATGCTTTAAAAATTTTTGCATACACTGAACAATTCTTTTTGATGTAATAGAAGCATACAAAGTAGGTAATTTGCTTAAGGTTTCTTTTCCAACAATACCGTCAATTTTTGCACCAATTAATTTTTGTAAATCTTTCACATTTTGTTTATAAACATAATGTTTCTTTTTTGATTCTGTTTTTGTTGGCTTCTTATTATTGTAATTATTAATGTTAGAATAATTTACATCGAATTTTTTATTTGTACCACTAATACTTCCTGAACTGGTGTATTGCCAAACGTCAACATTTACTGGCAATTTACCCATTTCTTTATTATACCTTGCATACCATAAATAATAAGGTTTTGCAAGTGCAAATTCTCTGTAATATTTATCAAAATATTCTTTATTAAAATAAAACCCTGTTTCATAGCCATTTAATTTAATTGTCTTACAAAAACTATCTGTCATTCTACAGATTAAATTACCTGTAGGCTTTACGCCATTCTTTAAAGCATAATTATAACTATCATACTCCCAGTCAAAAAAGATAGGATAATCAATTTCATAATTTTTAATTGCATTTAAACAATAATTAGCTTCTTTTCTTGCCATTTCTTCTGTATAAGCATAAGAAAACCAATAAATCCCAACTTTCTTTTTTAGTCTTGAAAGCTGTTTCATATAATCTTTAAATTTTTTATCAATATTGTTTTTACCAAACCCAGCTCGAACGATTACAAAATCAATATCATCAAATTTTGAAATATCTAAATTTCCATTATGGTATGAAATATCAATTCCTTTATTTTTAAAGTTCGTCATAATCATCACCTACTTTCAATTTTGACAAGTTAAATAAAAATGCATATAATGCACTAAATAATGCTGTACTTAATACAGTTGAAAAATTTACTTCACTAATCATTGTTAATCCTGTTAAACTTCCTAGCATAGATTGTGCAAAAGTTTTAACACATCTTAAAGCTACATCTTCACAAGCTTTATTAAATTTTTTGTTTTTAAAATTAATCATAACATTCTCCCTATAATACAACCAATTAAACAAGTAATAATGTATTTAATTAAATACTCATACCATTCAGTAGGTTTTCTCTCTAAATTTACAACTTTTAAAGTCACATCATCAAGCTTTGATGATATAGAATTAAGCATTAGATTTAACCGCTCGTTACTTAAATTTAATTTTTCGATTTCTGAAAACTTATCTTCTATATCATCAACCCTATGTTCGAGTGACTTAATATCCTTTTTTAACTCTGCAATTTGAACATCATAATCACTCATATTTTAATCTCCTATAAATTTATTTGTTGTATAAACTCCTATGTCACCATCATGCCAAAGTGTTACACCTTTATCAAACATATTTTGTATAATTTCTGCAAAACTTTTAGGAATATTTGCTTCAATGATACAACCTTGCGTTTTAATATAATTAAAGCGTTCGCAAGTTCTTAATTTTGGGATTTCAAATTTATTTGAAACATAACCATATCGTTCAAAAAAATCATTTAACCTGTCAATCATTCTTGGATGAATCGTTTTCCACTTTAACGTAACACCACCAAAGCCATTAGCAATATTAAAACCATCACCACCAGTTTGCCCTGCAAGTGTTGGTGGGGTAATCTCAGCATCTTGAATCTTTGCCATCTGTTTTCTAATTGCAATCTCACTTTGCTTATCAGTTTCATAAATCTTTTTAGCACCACCATATAAAGAAGATATAACACCGCCAATATTTCCACGTAGTGCATTAGATACAGCTCCCATACCGCTTTCTATAGGTGTAAAAAATCTTGTTTCTTTTTTATTATAATTTGCTATCGCATTATTTAGTGCAAAACTATTGGCATTTTGAGCCTGATACAGAATAGAATTATCAACAAGAACTGGAACTTGTGGAAAATTACCAAAAATTATACCACTGTTTACAAAATCACCATTTGTAACTAAATTACCATATTTAAAACCATTGTCCGAATAATTAGCGTATCCTTTTGGGTAAATACAAAATCTTGGTGCTGAACTAATGTAAGATATACATTGTAAATCAATTACATTCTTATCACTTAATAACTCAGGTTTAATAATAAACTGTTGACCATTATACCCTGTCATTTCAATATAAGAATAAGGATACTGATAAAGTTTAAAATGGTCTTGTTTTAATCCAAACTTTTCTATAACATTATCAACTCTTAATATGTCTTTTTCTGGACTTATATAGTTATCCTTTATTTTATAAACGCTAACCTTTGTTCCTGTAGAAAAACTAATGTCTATTTTTCTTAAATTAACATCATCTAAAAATTCACTTGGAATCATAGTTACAAACTGAATATTTTGGGCTATCCACGGAGCATTACTTAAACCTTTCGCTAAATTTTCAAACTCAGCACCAGATTTTAATATGTAATAAGATAGCATAGATGGTATATTATCACACATTGTGCCATGAGAAGCGTTAATATTCGGTGAATTTTTACTACCAAAATCTCCATCTAGTTCCACAGATGAACACACTAGAATTAAATAAGGAAGTTTCCAATGATAACTCTCTGTATGTACATTTAAATAATTACTTCCATACTCAAGATTTTCTGGGTACAAATTATTACCGATTAATGCCCCACCTTTATTTTCATAATTATTATTAGAAAATTCCTGTTCGTGCTGATTAACAATAAAGCATTTTTTAAATTTAATATCAAATTGAAATGTTGTCCATGCATCTACTTCTATTGATATTTCTGTTGTTTCATCATTAACATAATTAACATCAGTTACAAAACAAAAAATCTCTCTATCACTAAAATTCCTATTTTTATAATAACAATAATCGATATTATAACATTGCTCTACATTTTTATTAATAAGAATCGTCTGGTTTTTTCTAACATACCTATAATTATTTACAGTGAATAATAAATGTTCTTGCATAAACTGTCGTCTTGCACCAGTATTTCTAAAGTCTATTTGATTTTCATAATTTTCAATCCCAGTACCAGACAAAAACCATATCTGGCTGTCTGGCTGAATTGATTTATTTAAGTCTGGCACTGTTAATCACCTCTACTGCTTAATAGTAATAGTACAAGTATCACTAACTGTTGGATTAGCAATAGATTTAGCTGTTACTGTCAATGTTTCCATTGTTTCTTCCTTATTAATGTAAAGAACTCCATCCTGTACTGTTGATAATGTGGAATTAACTTCCCATGCTACAGCTTCACTTGCATTTCCTGTCTTTACAACTTTTGCTGTAATGTCATAGGATAAACCTTTTTCTGCATTTTCAATCTTTTTAGGTGATAAAGTAACAGATGTTACGCTATCTCCTGCTACATCATCAGTTGTAAATCTGACAAAGTTTGAAAACTGTGAACTAGAAATTGTTTCCCAGTGGTGGAAGAAATAATTCCAGTATAAACCCTGTGCATTATAAGCTTCTGTAAATTTCTGCATTTTATCGTAAACAACAAAGAAGTCACTATCTGTTAAAACTGCCACAGTTGATTTTGCTTTTTCAGAATCTCCAAAATTGTCAACTTCTACAATACTGAAATCAACGTCTGCTTTATCAAGATGAAAAGCCGCAGCTAATGCTTTAACATCCATTAAGGCTTTTGTTCGTGGCGTTACAAACAAAATCATTTCTTCTTTCTTTGTAAAAGTTGTCACACCTGCTGGGTTATACTTACTAGCATAAAATGGTAATGTTCCTGCCATTGAACGAACTTCAACTAACAAGTTCTCTGCTGTTTCTTTATTTGTGACAGAATCAACATGAACATTGTAAGTGTCTGTAGAATCAATATGTTTTGTCAAGAGATTTTTCATAATCAAGTACTCATCTTGATTATCACCATTATATAGAGAGTCTGTTAATGTTCCGATTAAATCCCTCATTCCATATTCATTTAAAAAAGCGTTAGTTAGCTGATTTTCAGAAATTGTGACTTTATAAAAATCTGACCTATTAAATCTATGGAACCTTGTCTGAACATCTGCAATTTCTCGTTTAAACTGTAAATCTTCATCCCTTTCTGGATTAAAGGTATGTGCTTTTGCAATGTTTACAAAAATTTCTTCAATATCTGTTCCATATGCAAGTGTACCTTTTTTAAAGTTTCTTAAAGGGTTGTTAAAAAGCTTCTTTCTTAAAACAACTAAAGCAATTCGATTCATTAAAGAATGTAAGAACTCATTTTTAGATGGTTCATATTCTGTAATGGTCATTGCTACCTTTTTTAGGTTATCTTTTGTAGCTTCTGGAATTCTGTTCTGATAATCTGGTGAAGCTTTTGCTCTAATAGCGTTTAAAATATCAATGTTTGCGTTTGGCATTTTTTAAATCTCCTTTCAAAAATTAAAATGAATCAATAATATCTTCTAAACTCGCATCGTCTACTTCTGGTTCTTTATCCCCATCTGTAGAAGTATTTAAAAGTTTTTCCGCATTAAACTTTCTAAGTTCATCAACTCTAATCTCATAACGAGCTAATTCATCATTCTTCTTATCAATAGTTTCTTGCATTTCAGTTAGTTTTTGTTTATCTGGATTTTCCCATTTTTCCAAAATTGCAATAATTTGCTCTTTTGCATCTTCTCCTTCGATATTTCTAACTGATTCTAATAATTCTTCATAATTCATATTATACACTTCCTTTTTTAATAATCGGCTGTAATAATAATAATAAAGGTGTATTCCACAACACAAAACCATTTTTGTACCAGTGTCACCTGTGGAAGCGTACAAAAAGTCATTATTAAAGAAATTATTACAGCCTCACATAAAATGATAGACTAGCAATTTCTTTTAAAATTACTTTTTTCCTCTATCTATTATTATTATAACACTATTGTTTATTTTTGTCAACAAAATTTTTATTTTATTTGAAACGGAACATTTGTTAAAAGTACACCACCTTTTAAACGCTTTGGTTGTAATTTATTGTTACTCTTAAATCCAATTTTAAAATTGTCATAGGTAACTTCATTCTTTTTAATATTATCTGGCATACCACAAGCTTTTACGTCTAAAAAATCACCATTATCCTCTATATAAGTTTTTGGTTTTATAAATTTAGCTCTAATAAATGTGCTTTCATGTGCCCATGCACCTAGTTTTGTATCGTGAATCTCTAAATCTTCTGGGTACTCTAAACCAGTTAAATGTAAACTATCAGTGTCTGCATAAATGAATCTATCATACACTTTTTGAGCGGAACGGATTGTTTTGTTTCTGGCATAAGCTGTAATGAAAGAAGCCACTGGAATATAAACTGGTGTTCTTTGTTCTTCATCCATTGTTTCATACTTAACTACTCCATTTTCATCTAAGTATGGTTTTTTACTTCTACCAGTTACTGCTGAACCGAACTTACCATATAAACTGTTTTGCATTAATTTAGCAATCTGCCTTTTTCCACCTTTTGAAGTTGCTTTTTGTGCATAGAAAAAATCAATGTAGTTTTTAAACATTCCTTTTCTACCTCTAAATTTATAACCATCAAACCATTCTATATCCCATACTTCGTAATGGTCAAAAAACAGTTTTAAATCTATTGAAGTCAACGTCAATAATTCTTGTTGTTGTGATTCTTTAAGGTATTGAACTGGATTGTATCTTAAGTTGTTTTTTAGCTGAATCATGGGCAAGTGTTTTTCCTTTAGTTTAAATTGACAAGCAAACCGCTGAACAAAAAGTGGAAAATTATCATCCTGTGAATATTCACCTTGAAAATATATTGGCTTTCCATATGGTAAAAGAGTATCATACATAGAAAACGGATATAATGAATTAACATCTAAAACAATACCCTTACCAATTTCACAAGGTTTTTTTAAATATGTCCATCCACCTTTATAAGACTTTCTTATAAAAGCATCTTGATAATCGTCTAATTTTGGGAACCAGTAATCAAAATTTTTTGTAATTCCTTTATAATAATGTAAAGCATCACTGGCATTTGTCATATGAGTGTATCCCTGTTCTATCTGCTGTTTTAGTGCCATTGCTACTATTTGTACGTCATTTTTTATATAAGCTTTCTCTACATCAGACATAACATGACCTTTACCCCTATGCAAATTATAATCAATCTCACCCTTTAATATTGGTAGATTGAAAGAAGTAGCAATCTTTTTCACTGGCATTGGTAATTTTTTTAAAGAATCTAAAATTTCAATATATTCTTTACTATCAAATTTTATTCTAATAGAATAGAAAGTCCCTGTAAAATCAATTAAGGTTGAAAAGCATCTTTTATTTTTTAACTTCTTTTCCCATTTAAAGCCATTAGATAATAACCATGAAATAATGAATTCACCATCAAATTTTAAATTGTGAAAGAAAACAGTTGATTTTACATTATCTTCACACCATTTCATAAAATTGTCTATACAATTACCGTAAACAACATTTTCTACATTTTTAATGTCACAAATAGCATATGCCCAAACTGATACATCATATGTGTGAGTATTTGTTTCAAAGTCTGCCGTATACATTCCTCTTTGACTCATTTAAAAATATTCCTTAAACTAGCAAGCTGTTTATCTTCGCCAACTTCTTCACTATATACAAAAGAAATTGAAACATAAGCATCTGAATAATAATAATTTATAAAATCTTGTGTTTTCATATCATCAATTTTTTTAATTAAATCATCTGCTCTATCACCATATGTAGCCTTAAGTGCTTTTTTATAATTTTCTTTATACTGTTGAGCGTTTTCTTTTTGTGATTCTCCACTAATTTGTTTCCTCAATAAACGTATATCTTTTTGAAAATCTTGTATTGAACGGTATTTATTAATGTTGAATTCTCTTTTTCTGAATTCATAAAACTTTTCATCGTCTATAACATCTTCAACGTGTAACTGTTTTTTTCTCTGTTGAATTTTTCCAGTTGTAGTGAAGTCTGGTACACCACCTGTCTTTGCAATTTGTTTCTTTATTTCATTGTATTCTTTTGTTTTTACTCTATTTCTTTTTTCAATTAATCTTTTTGCTGTATCAATTTCATAATTCGATAAAGAAACACCATATTTATTCGTTTTAAAAGAATAAGCATTTCTTTCTAATAATTTATTAATTCCTTTTATGTAACTGTTGTATTCTGTTCTGTCTTGAAACTCAGATGGTTGTCGTACCTTAAAAGGTACATCAAAATCATATTGTTCGGCTATTCTTCTTATTTTTCTATCTGCTCTTTTATTTAACTTTCTTAAACTGTCAATTTCTCCCTTTTTCCAACGTATAGCCAATTTTTAACACCACCTTAAAAGTATTTAGGGTAGTAATAAATACTACCCTATGTATGAAAAAATATGTTTACATACATTTATTAGAACGACAACAAGATTTATTAAATGAGTGAGATGGAAAATAAATCTTGTAATTTTATAATAAATGTTTTTCCTTTCTTAAAAATATACTAATTAATTGTTACCTAAATCTTTAACAAACTTCCAATGTAATAAACTTGTATTTTCTTGACTTTTTCTCTGATGCTTTGATTGATAACTCACCGTTCCATTCGCTAGGTTCTCCAAAGATTGTAACAATCTTACCAAAAGAATCATAAGCACTATTGGATACTGTGCTGTACGTTTTACCATCTTCATCGAATAAAACAAGCCTTTTTGTTTCCTGTTTTTCTCCATTATCATCTGCGATTTCACAATCATGAATGAGATAGTCAACAACCTTGATAGGCTGTTCAAGATGTTCAGATAATGAATAATCTGTTGCGTTCATTGCGTTAAACATCTTTTTCTTATCTTCAATAGTAGATAATGTAAGTGATGTTACGATAGTTTCATTTGTTCCTGTAATTGTTAGTTCATTTGCCATTGTTTTTCTCTCCTTTTAATTAAATTATTCTTCGACTGAATCTGCATTGATACGTTCTTCAATAGGTACTTCTGTTGCGATTGTTAAAAAATCCTCTAAGCTACATTCATAGCGTTTTTCATGAACGATAGTATTAAGAATGATTGCCTTATGTCCACATTCTTTAGTTACCTCTGCAAGAATAGCTCGACCTAAACGTCCAGTTTTCTCAACTCTTTTCACCTCATGGATTTCCATGTTATCGACATAACCGATAACATATTCATTAAATTTTACTGTTCTTGTAAATTTCATGTTTTGTTCTCCTTTCTTTTAAATGAAATTTAATTGTAATTTATATTTACTCTTTATTTAAAAGAGATAAATAACTTTCTATTGATGATTTTAAATCATCTGATTCTATTTTACAACAATTAAAATACATAGTTCTTGTATCTTTATCATATGAAAGAGAAGATGTTCTAAAATCAGAACTATATAATCCAAAAATAATCAAGTCTGTTCCATCGTATGTTTTTTCAATTTTAGAAAAGCCAAACATATGTAATTTATTAAAATCTTTTAAAATTAATCTTAAATAATCATCTTTATCATTAATCTTTTCCCAGATATTTTTATGATAACTTACTGTTAAACATTTACAATCTTTCAAAATTGTTTTTGAAAAACAATCGTTATGTTCAACTAATAAATCTGAACATATAATTTCATTACTATATTTATCTTTAATTTTCATTTTTTATAAGCACCTCATTTCCTTACTATGTT